CCATGAGCAAGCTCACCGACACCCAGCTCGTCATCCTCTCCACCGCCAGCCAGCGGGCGGATCGGCATGTCCTGCCGCTGCCCGAGCGCCTCAAGGGCGGCGCCGCGCAGAAGGTCGTCGGCGCCCTGATCACCCGGGACCTCGCAGCCGAGGTAGCGGCCCGGCCGGGCGACCCGGTCTGGCGCGAGACCGACGAGGGCCAGGCGCTGACGCTGGTCGCCACCGACGCCGCGCTCGCCGCCCTGGGCGTCGAGCCCGAGCGCGCGCCGGACGCGGCCGACGAGGCCGAGCCGGCGCCGGTTGCCCTGGAGGCCGCCAAGGCGCCGGACGCGGCCCCTGCGCCGGCCACGGCGCCCGGGGAGCGCAAGGCCCGCGCGGGCACCAAGCAGGCGCTCCTGATCGATATGCTCGAGCGGCCCGAGGGCGCCAGCATCGCCGAGATCGTCGCGAATACCGGCTGGTTGCCACACACTGTCAGGGGCGCCATCGCCGGGGCGCTCAAGAAGAAGCTCGGCCTGAACGTGGTGTCCGAGAAGGATGAGGCGAGGGGGCGCGTCTACAAAATCACCCACTGATCGTTCGAACCGGCAAGGGCCGCCGCCCGCATCGGGCGGCGGTCTCGCGTTCGGCGCTCGCGACGCGCGGCGCGGCCTCCCGCGTCAGACGCACTCTCCCTCGTCGGCCTGGCACAGCACGCCCTCGGTGCCGAAGATCCAGTCACCCTGCCGGCGCACGAAGGCGTGCAGGCCGGCGCGCGGCCGGCGGTGGTCGAAGACGCCGCCGGTCTTCTTGCCGAAGTCGTTGCGCTCCATGCGCTCCCACCAGGCGGCGCGCTCGGGATGGTCGCGCGCCAGCGCGGCGAGCGCCGCCTCGCTCTTGAGGAAGCAGCCGTCGCAGTTGCCGAGCTGCGTCCGGCCGTTCACGTTCGGCAGGCGCAGATCGAAGGGCTGGCGCGTCCAGAAGCGGGCCACGTCGCGCTTGGCGACGCCGGCCGCGGCCAGGGGATACCAGTTGGTCCACCGCTCGCGCGCCGCCGTCCTCCCGCCGAGCCGGCGGGGCTCGTCCGCCCGGATCCCGACCGCGCACGCCCAGCGCTCCCAGCCGAGCGAGTGGAGATAGCGCGACTGCGTATGGACCTTGAGCTCCGCCGTGCAGAAGCGGGCGACCCGGTTCGGCAGCATGCGCCGCCGCCGGATCAGCGCCTCGAACGGTTGGCCGTAGCGGCTGGCCGAGTTGTGCGAGACCACCTCGAAGCGTGGCGCCTCCGGCCGGTATTCGAGCCAGACGACGCGCACGCCCCAGCGCGCGCTGCACGCCTCGACGAAGTCCAGCGTCTCCGGCATCTCGCGGCCGGTGTTCTGGAACGAGACGACGACGCGCTCCGGCAGGGGGCCGTTCGCCTGCAGGATCTCGTGCAGCATGAAGGCGCTGGTCCGCCCGCCGGAGAAGGCGATCGCCACGTTGTCCTCGGGCAGGCGATACGGGCTGTCTGCGGTCATCGCCTGATGCCTGGCCGGTCGGCGCTCCGCACCCGCAGCGCCTCGAACAGCCGCCGCAGCGCGAAGGAACGGGCGATCGATATGCCGGTGAAGATGGCGCCCAGAGCCAGGGCATCCGACACGCGCGCGGGCAGCCCGAACCACGGGAACACCACGAGCTGGGTAGCAACCGCGACGCCATAGCCGACCGCGACATTGGCGACCGCCTCGACGAGCGACATGAGCCGCGACTGCCTCACGCCGGCACCCGCTCGCCACGGAGCTCGTCGAAGCTCTGTTCGGTCCCCTCGAGCACCGCCTCGCGGCCAGTGAACTGCTGCCAGCGATCCACCGCGACGTCGACATAGGCCGGGTTGAGCTCGATCCCGAGGCAGACCCGGCCGGTGGTCTCGGCCGCGATCAGCGTGGTGCCCGAACCCATGAAGGGCTCGTAGACCGCCTGGCCCGGGCTCGAGTTGTTGAGGATCGGCCGGCGCATGCACTCGACCGGCTTCTGCGTCCCGTGCACGGTCTCGGCGTCCTGATCGCGATTGGCGATCTGCCAGAGCGTCGTCTGCTTGCGGTCCCCAGCCCAGTGACCCTTGCCGGTCTTCCTGACCGCGTACCAGCAGGGCTCGTGCTGCCAGTGGTAGTCGCCGCGGGAGAGCACGAGCCGGTCCTTGGCCCAGATGATCTGGGAGCGGACATTGAAGCCGGCGACTTCGAGACTCTCGGCCACGGTGGCCGCGTGAAGAGCGCCATGCCAGACGTAAGCGACGTCGCCCGGGAACAGCGTCCAGGCCTCGCGCCAGTCGGCGCGGTCGTCGTTCAGCACCTTGCCGGTGCGCCGGGTCGCCGCGGCGCCCGCCTTGTTCCGCCAGGCGGGGTCGTACTCGACGCCATAGGGTGGATCGGTGACCATCAGGAGCGGCTTCACACCGCCAAGGAGACGATCCACGTCGGTGACGACGGTGGAGTCGCCGCAGAGCAGCCGGTGCGGTCCGAGGATCCAGAGGTCGCCTGGCCGGCTGACCGGGTCCTCCGGCGTCTCCGGCACCTCGTCCTCGCCCTCGCGGGGGCCGGCCTCGGCCTCGACGGTTTCCCCGAGCAGCCGGTCGAGCTCGGCGTCATCGAAGCCGATCAGCGAGAGGTCGAAGTCGCCGTCTGCGAGCTCGCGGAGCTCGCCCGAGAGCAGAACGTCGTCCCAGCCGCCGAGCTCGGTCAGCTTATTGTCGGCGATGCGGTAGGCCCGACGCTGCGCCTCGGTGAGGTGATTGAGCACGATCACGGGCGCCTCGGAGAGGCCGAGCTGCGCGGCAGCGAGGATCCGGCCGTGGCCGGCGATCACCTCGCCGTCGCCCGCGACCAGCACCGGCACGGTCCAGCCGAACTCGGCCATGCTGGCGGCGATCTTCGCCACCTGGTCCGCCCCGTGCGTCTTGGCGTTGCGCGCATAGGGCTTCAGGCGCTCGAGAGGCCAGGTCTCGATCGCCTCGGGGGCGAAGCTGAGCGTCATGGATGGTCCGATGAACAGGGCGGATCCCGGATGGATCCTGGATTCCGGTCCGAGGTGGATTCCGAGGTGGACTCCGGAGTCCAGGGTGGACTCCGCGGAGTCCACCGGCACACGGAGTGGAAGGCCTTGATTTGTTTCAGCTATTGGCGGCAGAGGGTGGATCCGGACTCTGGGTGGCTTCCCAAAAACTCCGGCCTGACGCTAGCGAAGTCCCGCGCCACGCCCCCCGGCATACGTTTTGGCCCGGAAAGGAACCGTAAAATCAATGGCTTGGCGGCGACCGGCGAAGGTTCGAACCCGTCAGGTGCCGACCGCTCGCCCGGTTTCGAACCGTCGCTGCCTTCGCACCGTCGCGGCTTCCGCTCCGGACCCCGGCTGGACCCCGGAAGCCAGAGGCCGCCGGATCAACGCGAAGGGGAGAGCCGTCTCCCGACGCACTCTCCCCACCATGGCTTTCAGATAGCACGATCCTGTTGCAGGTGTCGAAGGAAAAAGTGTTGCAACACTTTGGACTCACTGGGCATTCAGCCGTGCCGCGATCTTGGTCAGCGCCAGCTGCCAGCGCCGCCAGGCGGTGGTGCGGTCGCAGCCCAACTCGCCGCTGATCTGCTTCCACGGCACCCGGGCGGCACGCGCCCAGACCAGCTTGCGCTCGGCCTCGTCGATCCAGAGCACCCAGTCGAAGGTCTGCTCGAGCCGGGTGATGGCAGCCGCCGAAGGCCAGACGCGCATCGGCTGCGGCTCCATGGCGGCGATCTCACGGCTGGTCCGCAGGATGTCCGGCCAGGTGCTGAAATAGCCTTGCACCTTCACGGGCGGAAGCTTGCGCAGCGTGCGGAAGGCCTCCTCGAAGTGGTCGGCAACGTCGTCTGCAGTCCAGGACTTCTTCTCAGTCATGCCGGACCTCCCCGTTCTCGGGGCGCGGCCCGTACAGCTTCTCGCCGAGCTGGCGGACCAGTTCGCGCTCGGGCCAGCTGAGGCGCTCGTCGTCGATGGAGATCGCGAGCAGGCCCTGTTCGCGCCAGCCGTCACGCTTGACCTCCTCGGGATCGCGGCGCGATCCGCCGTAGCCCTTCGGGTGCCATCTCATCCGACGCCTCCCTTGGTCTCGAGGGCCCAGAGCAGGAGCGCGATGGCGTCGGCCTCGTTGTCGTCGGCGGGCTGGTATCCGCGGGCCCGGATGGCGGCGAGCATGGCCGCCTTCGGCGCGTTACCCTTGCCGGTCGCGAAGCGCTTGATCGTGCCGACCGGCACGCCCTGGTAGGGAAGGCCGCGCTGCTCGCACCAGCTGGTCAGGGTCGCGAGGAAGCCCCCGTAGGCGTGGGCGGCGTCGGTCCCGGCGTGCCGGCGGACCTCCTCGAACCAGACCGCCGCGAGCCCGCCGGCATCCTCGAGGAGCTCCTCGAGCCAGGCGCGGAAGCGGAGATAGCGCATGCCGCCGCCGTCATAGCGTGAGGGTCGGAACGACACGGTGCCGCTGAGGATCACACCCTCTGCGATGCGGATCGCCCAGCCCGTGGTCATGCCGAGGTCAAGGGCGAGGATGGCGCTGCACGGCGACAGCGGTGCGGCTGCGGCGCACGCCGCGAGAGATGGATGGGTCAAGACGACCTCCTCGGGTTCTGCTGGTCGGGGCGAGAGCGGCGTCCGGCGAGGATCGCGGCGATCGCCCGAACCCGGGGTTCGGTCAGGTCAGGGTCCGCATCCGTCAGGCTGACGAGAGTCGGTGCGTTGACGGAAGGGGGATGGCTAAGCCTCTGTTCTATATAGATGAATATATATTCATCATTATATCAATATCATCATGGACCTCCTCTCCCACGGCTTCGGCTGGCAGACCGGTTCCCGGGATACACCTCCTGATGCAGGAACGCCTGACGGAATGACGAAAGAGATTTCTCATTCAGGATCATAGGCTTACACCCCGACCAGCGTCATTTGACGATCCGCGGACGTTTGACGCATGCCCGGCGCGAACTCGGCAAGCCGGAACCAGGTCGCCTTGCGCCCGCGTGTGCCACGTTGGAAGGAGACGATCTGCTCAGCCTCGAGGAGGTCCCGGATATACTTCGTCCGCGCGTCGGACTCGATGTGCTGGACCTTGCGCGTGAGGATGTTCTGCCGGATGCCCTTGGCGCCCGCGGCGCGGATGTGCTCGAGGATGCGCTTCTTGTTGCGCTCGACCTCGTTCTCGGCGAGATGCCGGTCGGCCTGGATGATCATCGTCGCGATGCAGTGCTCGACGACCTCGCGCGCCCACTGGGCGTCGATCCCGCGGATGACTGGATCGGTGGGGTTGGCGCTCACCGCCTTGATGAGCGCGACCTTGGCGGTGTTTTCCCAGACCCGGGCGAGAACGGCGCTCTGATCGGTGCCGAGGGCGGCACGCTGCCGGCTGGTCATCTCGTCGTCGAGGGCGTCGAAGATCGCGAGGGCGTCGTCATCCATCGGGACGGTCATCGGGTCCGGCTTCACGAGCGGCGCGCCGCTGCCGACGAGATTGCCGGTCGCCCGGTTCGCGCCGACGGCGGCGACGGCGCGGATGGCCGCGAGCAGCTCCTCCGGCAGATCGCCGACCGGTGCCGGCCGGCGGTTGCGGTCGGGGATGTCGTCGGCGCTGCGGAAGACGAGGAATCGGGCGAGGCTACCGTCCTGCAGCGAGCCGCTCTTCAGCGCCTCCCAGAACGGGCCCGGGGCGCTCACGCCATGGATGCAGGCGCAGGGCTCGATGATGTCCTGGCGCGGGCGCTCCTTCTGGTCGGCATACTCGGCGCCGAAGAAGGTCGTGCCGGCGCTGGTGGCGAGCTCGGTGAAGAGGTCCCAGATCTCGGAGAGGTGCTTCGGCGCGCGCCGCTTGTCGACGACGTTCGCCATGAACCTGCCGAATTCGTCGATCTGGAAGAGCGACGCCGGCTGGCGGATCAGTGCCGTGATGAGGCCCGCACCGGAGGCGATGCGCTCGCCGCCTAGATGCTCGGCGAGGCCGGCCTGGAACAGGATCTCCTTGATGACCTTGCGTGCGTGGTCCTTGCCGCCGCCGCTCTCGGCGATGCCGAGGGCGTAGACGTTCGAGCGCAGGTTGCTCGCGGTCCGCACCTTACGGCCCATGAGCGCTCCGAGGGCGACGAGCGACGCGCCGACGGCGAGCCAGGGCTGCGGCCGGATGGCGCTGGCAAGGATATGCCGGACCATCAGCGCGAGCGCGCCATCGAGCCGGTCCAGAGAGGGCGCCGGCGGCACCTGCATCGGCGGGGGGACACGCTCCTCGTCGTCGGCGTCGGGCTCGGAGGCCGGAGCGGCTATGCTCGCCAGCAGCCCGGCGGCGGGATGCACGGCGTCGATGGGCGCCGCACCGTCGAGCACCAGCGCCGCGTCCGGCTTCCAGCCGCGCTCGATCGCGAGGTGGTAGATCGTGCCGGCGCCGATCCGCTCGGGCCGGAGCCCGCCCCAGGTCTTCGCGGTGAAGGCCGGCTCGTCCTTGCCGGACTGCGCCGACCAGGTGGCGAAGAGCTCGCGGCCGGCATCCCCGAGCGCGCCCTTCAGCGCGAGACCGACCCGGACCCAGCTGTCGTAGTCGAGATCGGCATTCGGGATCCAGGCGAGCGCGGCGCGGATCGCGGCCGGGGTGCCGGTGAGAGAGGCGGACATGCGCGCCTCGTCCTGGCCCGCGGCGGTGAGCCGGGCCGGACGCAGCTCCTCGGGCACGAGCGCCAGCGCCTCGTCCAGGAAGGCGGCGGCGCGGCCGGCGTCGATCGCCGGCAGGCTCGAGATGTCGATGTCGGCGAGCGTCTCTTCCGGCCAGTCATAGGGCCGGCCGGTCTCGGGGTGAATGGCGTGCGCCACGAACTGCTGGCCGAGGCCGAGCACCTCGAGAGGCGCGCGGCGGATGCCGCGGAAGGGCTCCGTGGCGCGGTAGACGAGCAGGCGCTTCGGCGCCCGCCCGATGCGGAGCGCGGGCGTGTCGCCGAGGCGCTCGCGGCAGAGCCGCTCGAGGCTGAGCGCGAGATCCGGCTCGGCGATATCGAGGTCGACGGCGGCGACCGGCCCGCAGGCCACGCCGACGCCGGCATCGGGCCAGTCCCGCCAGATGCCGAGCTCGTGCTCGGTGGTCGGGCGCGCGGCGTGCCGGGTCCAGTCGGGGTAGTCCGACCAGGCGCCGTTCCGAAACCGGCCTGGCTTCTTCGTGCCTGGCATGATTGGCAGGATGGGATAGCCGTTGGCGACGAGCCCGGGCCCGAAGCGCGCCATGAAGGTGGGAGCTGTCATCAAAAGGGGATCCTCCCACGCGTGCTCTCCAGCAGCTCCTGGTCGCGGGCCGCGAAGTCGCGGAGCGCGTCGCAGTAGCCGGTGACGATCACCTCGATCAGCGTCTGCCATTCGGGGACGGAGAGCTGGGCGAGGTCGGAGCGGCCGAGGCTCTCGAGGTACTCGCCGGCGGCGGCGCCGCCGACCTCCATCGCGGCCTTCTCGTTCGGGGTCGGGTCGATCATGCCGCGCCTCCCTCTGAAGAGCTCCAGACAGATGCGGCTGCAGAACCAGCGCTGGCTCGCATCGCGCCGCGGGTCGGAGACGGAGAAGCGGGCGTCGAACCAGCCGATGCCGCGGGGCTGCCGGCGGCAGACGGCGCAGAGGGCGCGGGCGTGCATGACGCGAACCTGTGGTTGACGATCTCGGTGAAGCGGCCGCTGGGCCTGACCGCGATGCCGTCCGGCTCGGCGAGGTCGCGAACCTGGCCGAGCGCCTCGTTCACGCTCGCCGGGACGGGACGGCCCGGCGCACGCCGGCGCCACCAGGCGATCGCCTTCTCCCGGGCGTAGCCAGTGTGCTCGAGGCAGACCCATTCGCTGTGACGCACGAGCCCGCAGTGATAGTCGACGCGGAGCGACGGCCGGCCGCCGGGCTTCTCGTGCCGGCTGTAGCGGATGCCGGTGACCTCGAGCCACTGCGGTTTGCCCGAGGACAGGATCTCGAGCGTCGAGGCCTTCGTCTCGATCGCGATCTCCGGCATCGGGAACCCATGTCCGCAATCGGGACAGACCCGCACGGCGGTGGCGAGAATGCTCTGGCAGTCCCGGCAGATCTTCACCGGCGCCTCGCCGTCGCCCGTGCCGGGCTTCTTCGGCTTCACCGCGTCGATCGGCCCGTGCCGTGCCACGTTGCCCGCGAAATCGAGCACCAGGCAGTTCTCCTTGCCGGGCGCGAGGCGCGTGCCGCGGCCGGCCATCTGCACGTAGAGCCCCGTCGACTTGGTCGGCCTCAGCATGGCGATGAGATCGACGCCCGGCGCGTTGAAGCCGGTGGTCAGCACGCCCATGGAGGCGAGCGCCCGGATCTCGCCGCGCTTGAAGGCGGCGATGATGCGGTCGCGCTCGGCGCGGGGCGTGTCGCCGAAGATGGTCGCGGCCGAGAAGCCGCGGGCCCGGATCGCCTCGGCGACATGGGTGGCGTGCTTGACGCCGGCGCAGAAGGCGAGCCAGGAGCGCCGGTCGCGCCCGAGGGCGACCACCTCGTCGATCGCCGCCTCGGTGATCTCGGGGAGATCCACCGCCTCCTGCAGCTGGCTCGGGATGAACTCGCCGCCGCGCGTGCCGACGCCGGTCACGTCGAGCCGGGTCGCGGCCGCCTTGCTGACCAGCGGACAGAGATAGCCATTGTCGATCAGCTCCCGGACCGAGACCTCGTAGGCGATGTCGGTGAAGAGCGCGCCCCTGCCCTCGTGCAGCATGCCGCTGTCGAGCCGGTAGGGCGTGGCGGTGAAGCCGATCACCTTGAGCGCCGGGTTGATCCGCGTGAGCGTCTCGAGGAAGCGGCGGTACATGGTGTCCGAGGCCGCCGGGATCAGGTGCGCCTCGTCGATCAGCACGAGGTCGCACTGCTGCACGTCGTAGGCCCGCCGGTGGATCGACTGGATGCCGGCGAAGAGGATCCGGGCGCCGAGATCGCGCCGGCCGAGCCCGGCCGAGTAGATGCCGGCAGGGGCATCGCGCCAGAGGCCGATCAGCTCGGCATGGTTCTGGGCGATCAGCTCGCGCACATGGGTGACGACGAGGATGCGCTGGTCGGGCCAGGCCCGGAGCACGCCCTCGATGAAGGCGGCCATGACGAGACTCTTGCCGCCGGCGGTCGGGATGACGACGAGGGGATGGCCTGCATGCTCGGCGAAGTAGCCGTAGATCGCGTCGATCGCGGCCTGCTGGTAGGGGCGGAGCGTCAGCATGGCGCCGCCTCCCGGGCATCGTTCACCCAGCTGGCGCCGTCGGCCATGCAGTAGACGACGTGATCGTCGCCGGCATCGACCACCTCGCCCGGCACGAGGTCGGGGACGAACAGGTGCTTCGGGCAGCCGCGGCGCTGGGCAGGCAAATCGAGTGCCTGGTCCCAGCGGGCGCAGTGCCAGCCGCCGTCCACGGGGCTCGAATGCAGGCAGGAGCGGCAGGTGACGGCCGGCGCCTCGTCCCCGTGGCAGAGCGCATGGTGATTGCAGAAGCGGCACTCCCACCAGGCCGGATCCTCGGAGATCTTCGAGGGCGGGCGCGCCGCGAAGATGACCCGCTCGGCGCGGGCGAGGAGCCGTTCGGCGGCGTCGCGGTCGGCGCGGACTCGTTCGACATGCAGATCGTCGGTGTCCTTGCAGACCGCGACGTAGATCGCGCGCGTGAGGCCGGTCAGGGCCATGTAGACTTGCATCTGGGCCCAGTGCTGCGGCTTGGCCTCTGAGACTCCCTTCACCGTGAGCTCGCGAAAGCTCTTCGCCGAGTGCGTCTTGAACTCGACCACGTGCCAGGTCTTCGGCGCCTCGAGGAGCCCGAGCGCGACCGCGTCGAGCGAGCCGCCGAAGTGCCCGCCATGGGCCTCGACCCGCCACTGCCGGCCGGTCTCGGGATCGACCTCGAGCACGGTCGCGCCGGTGCGGCGCAGGTTGCGCACGAGCCGGGCCTCCTCGAGCTGGCCGGTCTCGAAGAGCCGGAGGATGCGACCCGGGAACCGCGCGGGCGTGGCCCAGCGGAAGTCGTACCAGAGCGCCCGGCAGCACGGTTTGCCGATCAGCGAGGCGCCGAGATGCGGGCGGAAGCCATCATCGCGGTCGGCCTCGTAGGCGGCGAAGATGGCCTCGCGCGTCGGCGAGGAAGACTCGGGCAGCGGCGCCATCACGCGCCCTCCGCGTCGAGCGACTGCCGCGCGGTCTGCACCACCCGCTGCCAGGCATCGTCGTCGTAGTCCTCCCGGACCACGGCGATGATCCGGTCTTTCAGCCGGTCGCGGCCGGAGGGGAGCGTGACGGCCTGCGCCTGGATCTCCGCGCGCTCCCGCTGCAGGTGTCGGATCGCGGTGCGGGCGCGGTGGTACCAGTCCGGGTCGAGCCCGGCGCGGCCGGCCTGCCGCTTCATGTCGGCGGCGGCGAGCTGGGTGCGGATCGCGGCAATCGCGTCGTCGATCGTGACGATGCGGGCGCGCGCCTCGGCGCGGGTGGCGGGCGGCGTCGTAGGGCGCGCCGAGATATCGTTCAGGTCGATCATGGGTCTCCTCCGGATGCGAGGTCGTCGGTACCGCCGCCCGGGACTTCCGGGCGGCGCGGGCTCGAGGCCGGTCAGGCCTGGCGCTTCCAGGGGGCGGAGGCGAAGCCGGCGGTCGCGGGCTTCGCCGGCTGGGCAGGCGGGGCCGCCTGCGGTCGCGGCGCCGGAGCGGCCGTCTGCGCGGCAGGCTGCGCGGGTGCGCGGGGGGTCTGCTGCTGCGCCACGGGCTCGTTCAGCGGCCGGTATTTGATCCGGTTCTGCTCGCCATAGCCGTTCTTCGGCGGCGCGACGGTCACGTCGGCGACCATCGGGATCAGATGCAGCTCCTCGCTGTCCTGCACCTGCATGCGGCCGGTCGCGTGGCAGATCGCCGAGAGCGTGCGCTGCGCGATCTCCACCGTCTGCGGGTTCGGATGCACGAGATTCAGCCGGTCGAACATCCGCCGGCCGGTCACCGGTCCGTCGAGGATCTCCATCTCGAGCGAGAGGCCCTGGCCGTTGCCGCTCCGGTTCGGGCGCATCTCGCTCTGGACGATCTGCACGACGTACCGCCCCGGCGGGAACAGGTCGTAGCTCGAGGTCGGATCGACGGTGGTCGCGTCGAAGGTGGCACCGAGATTGGCCATGGTCAGTCTCCTGTGGTCAGGGGGTCAGAGGGAGTCGTGCGGCATCGCCGCGGCGAAGGCCTGCCAGTCGAGGTCGAGCGAGTCGGGCAGGCCGTAGCGGTTCTTCGCGAGGAAGGCCGGGCGCTCGGCGGTGTGGATCACCCGCTCGCCCTTGCCGAGCGCACGCGTCACCGTCTTGCCGAAGCCGACGTCCGCCTTGACCGTGCTGAGGCGGTAGTTCGCGAACAGCACGACATCGGAGTGCTCCTGCAGCAGCGCGGACGCGCGCGAATGCAGCTTGATGACGTAGCGGTCGTAGGGCTCGTACTCGGGGCTGTCGAAGCGCTTGATGTCGGTGTGCGCGATCTGGATGACCGTCATGCCGCGCTCGGTCCTGAGCGCATCCAGCGCCTCCAGGTACTCGCGCCAGACGTCGAGCGCCGCGGCGTAGCCCTTGCCGAAGCCCGGCGCCTCGATCGAGCCCCATTTGTTCGTAGCGCAGACGTGCTTCCAGATCAGCGGCTCGAGCCAGTCGACGCTGTCGATGACCACCGTCCGGAACTCGTGCGGCTCGGAATAGAGCGCGGTCAGCGCCTCGGTGACGTCGGCGAGGCTCGTTGCCAGCGGGAAGTGATCGACCTCGAGCGTGCCGAGCCCGTCCTCGACCGGGACGACGACCGCCTCCCGGGCCTTCGCGGCGAAGGTCGTCTTGCCGACACCGGCGACGCCATGCAGCAGGATGCGCGGCGGCGTGAGCGCGGTGGAGCGCTTGAGGCTCGCGAGAGAGATGGCCATCAGCGCACCTCCTCGCCGAGGCTCAGTCGGAACTTCGGCTTGCCGGTTCGGACGATGCGTGCGGGCGTGAACTCCTCGCGGATATCGGCGGGCCAGGCGGAGAACGTGCGCTCGG